CTAAGGGCGCATAACCTTGGGTACTCTGACAGCGACAAACTTACTATGAAGGTGGATTACAAAGGAGTGATTATATCAAACGTCAATACACCTGATGATTACATACAGGCTTATCAATCCGATAGTGACTGGTACAATGTTTTCAAGACAACGCCTAAAAATGAAGCTGAGCTTATATCGTATGAGGGCAGAGCGTACCCGGTTAAAGAAGCAGGAATACACCGCAGTTATGAGATTAGTACATCGTTTTTCCTGGATAATGCCAATGCAAAACGGTTAAGAGAAATGCATCAAAAAAATGGAATATATCTTTTCCGAAGCGCCGAAGAATGCTTTTGCTGCGAAATTGAAATAAACGATGAGAATACATTTCTTAACAAAGGTAAAAAGGTGGAGGTAACACTTACGAGGCTTGACTATGATATGGGGGTGAGATTCGATGTATAACCTTGCTCAAGGTGGATATTCGCACGATGAAGTGTTGAGAATGCTTGAATCTGACCGTACTATCAACTTTAGATATGAACTGCTCGACAAGAATGAGATTAAGCTAAAAGACCTGGAAAATGTAAGCGGAAACATAAGATTTGACAGTTCTCAGGAAATCATGGGAACAGCTGCGCTTACAATAAGAGAAATAGGGGACGTAGACCTTAAGACCGTTGATCTTAGGATACGTCCTTTTTTCAGGCTTAAAACCCCTTCTGTTTGGCTTGAATATCCTATTGGCACTTACATAATGAGCAGCCCGGAAAGATCGAAACAGGGTAGTGGAGTAACGCAACAAGTAGATTGCTATGATTATTCCACGATCTTAAAAGAGGATAAAATAACAACCAGAATGTTTGTGGCAGCCGGTACTAACTATGTTACGCAGGTTCGGAGCATTATAACGGCAGCAGGTATAAGAAAGACGAATATAGAAACATCTATACTACTGTCAAGCAAGGGCCTTGAATTTGAAATAGGCACCAGCAAGCTTGATATAATAAACGATCTTCTCACGGCTATTAATTATGAGCCTCTACATTTCGACAATAGAGGCTATGCGGTAAGTAGAAGATATGTTGAACCACTTAACCGCCGCACAGATCAATCCTATGTAACCAATGACAGAAGCATTATAAAAAGTGGAGCCAAGCAAAGTGTCGACATATATAATGTGCCTAATATTTTTGTACGGTATACTGATGACCCGGACGGTGCTGAACTCAGGAGCGAATATATAAACGATAGCCCGGGCAGCGTCATATCAACCGTAAGCCGTGGTCGTAATGTGGTTGACATTGAAAGCGTAGATGATGTAGCGGATCAGTCAACTCTTAACGATCTTGTCCGCCGGGTAGCGATTGAAAAGAGCCAGACTTATGATGCTGTTATATTGCCTACAGCCTTAATGCCGCATCATTCATACCGTGACTGTATCTTTGTAGGCGAAAATAATCTCGGCGTTGGAAACAAATACATTGAGTATGCATGGGAAATGGACCTAAATGTCGGAGGCACCATGACGCACACATTAAAGAGGGTGGTAAAGCTATGATGTGGGATAACCCAGGGCAGCAGATTGACGAGCTGCAAATACTGTTTTCGGGAGATAAGGCTTATCGAATGGCAGTAGTTGATAACATTACAGGCAACAGGCCATACATTAGGTTTTACGGTGAAAACACGGCAAGCCAGAAGCCCTATAAATATCTCCAATCATATACTCCGGTAGCAGGTGATAAGGTGCTTGTTGCTCGTGTG